CCTCCAGCGTTTACTGGTGCTGCTAGTAGCAGAAGAATTAATAGCTTCTTCATGTAAGTTTCCCTGTCTGTGGATCTATAGGCTTATTAGTGATGGGGTCTATTTTAGGCTCCATTGGTACAAGCTTTATTGGTGTCTCCACTCTAATTGTTTGATAATTTGCACCTCCTATTGTTTTACTTTTTCCCTCATCTAACTTATAAGTTCCATCGCCTTTTTTAGAAGTGGTTGAAATATTGAAGGAGGCCAAAACCCCTGTAAACACTGAAGCTATAAATGTTGGATCTATTTTTTGTTGAGGTATTCCTGGAATAGAAACGTAATTTAAAGTCAGGATTGCACCGCTCCACCCAAGGACTACAATTTTTATAAGTGTAGTCGTGGTGTCATCTAATCCATCTTTGAATTTTTGAAACGGATTTTTCTTTTTTGGTTCGTCAACTTTTGGCTCTACCATGCGGAAAAAACTTAAAACATTACTAATCTAATTATAAATGCACAAAAAGACTTGAAATTCCTTTCTTTAGAGGCAAAAAAGGCCATTTGTGACGCTCATGGGCTTACTATTTCGCAAATTGATAAAAGAATTGAGATTTGGAGCCTTTTAAATGATCCTGATATTTCTAAGCAAGACTTAATCTCAGCTCAACGTGCATGGATCAAAATCCAAAAAGGAGAATGGCCTAATGTTTCCTGAAATTATTGCAGCGATTATTGGTGCAACAGCTACAGTTCTTGTAATGACTGCCACCAACACTGGCAACAAAAGAGAATCTCAATTTATAGAAATTTATAAAAGACTAAACAAAATTGAACAAGATATTGCAGCAATGAATCCAAGAGAAAGAAATAGAAACTGGCGTGGTCGATAAAATTTAGCTACTTTAAATTTGGGTCTTACGATCTGCTATTTAAAAAGAGGAATGTTTAATCCCGCCTTACCCAAAGCGGGATTTTTTTTAAGTTAGCTTCATAAGCTTTTTCCATTCTTTCTTCTAGTTCAAGCCTTTTGCTAATTGCAAACAAGCCTGTATAAACACCATGAAATTTGTGCGTCTTTTTTGCTCTGCCATCCCTTAAATACCAACGCTCTAAATCTTTTGTTCTTTTTCTATCTTCATCAAGCCATTCAGTTTTATAGGAGGAGTCCATGAATAAATTAGTTGATTGGTTATTAGTAACACCTTCTCTTGAGCAAGAATTAAAACTCGAATTAGAGGAAAGGGCTATTTTAGTTTCAGAAAATCACAAAGAAACTGCAACTCTTTGTGCTTCTTTATGGAGACAAAATTGGTATAAAGATGAGATTTTAAAAAACTGTCTTGGAAGAATTGGAGAGCTAGAGGGTGAATTAGTGCATTTGCAACTAGAAAACTCTAGCCCTTGCTGGCGGCGTTTATTTAGAAAGGTATTTCGTCAGAAGCGGAAAACTTCGTTGCCTCCTGAGCTTGAATTTGTGATTGAGTCTTTTGGGGATTGATATTTCCAAAGGCTCCATTTCTAGTAGTTCCATCTTTACCTTTTGCATTAATCCAAACAACGTCAACTTCTACTTCTTCCTTCTTGCTAAAATCCCAAACTTTGCCAGCTTTTACTTTTTCTCTGTTATCACCAAGTGACATAAGATAATCACAAAAGGCAGGGATAGATGCAACTGGAATTGCTAAAGCTAATTGCTGCGGGAATTGACCGTCTTCATCAAAACCATTTTCACCTGTAGACCATTTAATTGGATAAGGAAGTGCAGGATGGAATTTGTACTCGTTTCTTGGCATTTTTTTGATTAAGTAAAGTGCGGTTTTTTAGTTGATTTAGAACTTGCTGTGCGGCGTGTTCAACTGCTTCAGGTGTCATTTTGATTTGCTAGCTAGATAAAGCTTGCTGCAAAAAATGGCCTTGTGCAGCCGTTGTAATATGTTTTTTTGAAAAAAGTTCTGATTTCAAATCAAATTCATTTTTGAAATTCTCAATTATTTCATTAGCTTTTTTTTCGTCTTTCTTTTTTAAAGTCACAAGTTTTTGAGATACTTCTTCTCTTAATGCTGGATTTATAAATTGATTATTTATAGGTTGTTCTTTTTTTATCTGTGCATCTGGTCTGGTTTGTGTTCTCGTTATTCCCGTTTTTTTTGGCAGCTCTTTTACATCGCCTAGCTCAGTATCTATTTCGGTATTTGTATCCATATCAGGTTCAATACCTAAAAGCATTTTTATTGCGTAGCGTCTTCCATAGGTCAAGCCACCACCCCATGCAAATTGTGGTTTTGGCCCCATGTTTTCAGGTAGGAAAAGAGGCATTTCGCTTTTAATTTCTTCTCCAGATTGAACATGTATTAAACGTGTAACAAGCAAAGTTTGTCCATGATCGTTGTATCCTTGCGGTTGTATTAATATCAAACCGTTAGCATGTAAAACGGGTTGTATTGTTGATATTAAATTTTCTAAAGAGCAATATTTATATTGAAATTTGCCCATCCCTGCTGTTTTGTCTTTTTTAATATCAGGGAGTTGTTTTTGAAAATTTAGCAACGACTCATAGAGAGTCTTGTTTTTTTGTTCCATAAGTGGTTGATGTAAGCTTTTGAATTTTAGTTAGATAATTACATAATGTCAATAAGATAAACTTAAAGGTGTAACAGAAATCTCTGCTCCAGGCAGTTCTTCTCCTTTTGCATATCGTTTTTGTGCAAACAAACACACCACCAAACTGTCATCTGCAATAACGCTGCCTCCTGCTTTTGCTGATAATCCATCTAAAGTACTTCTACATAATTTATCTATATCACCTGTTTGAGAACTTGTTAAAAATTTTGGTGCATTATTTTTTAATTTATCAGAATTTTTACCTGAACCAAAATGACTTTTAGGCCGAGGAAAAATAAATTCTAATTTTATCTTTACAGGAACTGATATTGGCTGATCTTTGTAGTATTCATAGGCTGTATATTTTATATCTTGCCGCCACGGTTTTACTTTTTTTGATGCTTCACGCATAGCACCCCACCGAGTCATAGTTTTACTGCCTTGTGCTCCTGGTATCCCAACGACTCGTAAAGAAATAGTTTCAGTCAAAACACCTCCATTGACTCTTTAAATTTCTGCCATGCTGCGTTCCATTTATCCAAACATTTTTCTGGTTCCTGCTCTTTACCAAAAACACATTTACCAGGTTTAGCCCAAACAGTTCTGCAACTTTCAACTTCTAAATCGTGATGTTTTTTTATGCCCTCGCAATAACTTCCTAGTTGGGCATCGGTTGAATACGGTTTTGCAGTTTGTTTGCCCTGAGTTTTTAAATCAATCAGAACTAACTTATTGTCTTTATGGTCATAGCCCAAAAGGTCGAGCTGACCACCTACGGATTTTTCTAAGTCACAAAGCATATGTTCAACGGCTAAAGGCTCAAAGTTTTTCCAAAATTCGTGTTCAAGAAGTGGTTTTGTCCATTCTTCATAATCACCTGGGTCTGGTTCTAACTCACCCAACATTCTTTGCTGTAAGCACCAATGAACCTTTTCACCTCTTGGCTGCCATACATGCCTGTATCTCTCAATGTTTGCTAAGGCTTCAGGACTTTTTTGACTTGAAATAGCTGTTGTAGAAAAAGCAAGCCATTCTTTTGTAGGTTCCCAGCAATACTGATGCCTTTCCTCATCTCTATACATTGGCAAAGGAGTCAAGCAAAGGTGACTCCAGGGCGGGTTTCTATGAAGACTTGAATTGTTGGAAAGTTCTCTGTAATTCATAATTTTGGTGTCGCAGGTGTCGCAGGAAAAAACGGCAAACTTTTAAGGAAGATCTCTTGGATCAATAATTTCAACCTGTTCTTTTATTTCGTTTTCTCTTGCAAGATTTCGATGTCTTACGCCTGCATAACCCCTTGGGAAACTTTGCAAGCTTGAGTTTGCAATGTCCACGTTGTATTGAAAGCCAGGAGAAGGCTTATCAAGATCTTCTAGCGTCCACATCTTTCGATCAGGGTTAGAAGGGTTGGGGCTGCGTAAGCCTTTCTTTAAACGCCGTACAAGGGAGGCGTTGCTCATTAATGGTTCCATCTACCCAAACCCCTTTTCTGCGGTGTAGACACGCCCTGCAAGCCCCAGAGCAGGCGAATCTTTGTCTAATTGCTTTGGTCTACCAAAAGCCTCGTAATTTTTAAGTGAGACGCTTTTCCATTTATTTGCGATTGCATCACGCAATTGATCTTCCACTGCTGCTTTGCCGTATTTAGAAAAAATACCAGCTAAACCTTGTTGCCCAATTAAACGGTTAAAAGCTTCTTTTGTTTTTTGACCTTGCTTTACTTTCCAATAATCGTGAATCAGTTCTGTTTGGTTACTGAGATCAAATGGAATTAAGTCCTTTTTAAATAAAAATTTTTTTTCTTTATTTATACTATTAGGTACTCTTCTAGTATTAGAAGAAAATACCTCACTTGTTTGTTTTTTGTTTGTTTGTTCGTTCGGTATTTTCAGGGTATCACATGCGTCAAGCCCTAAAAAATACTTTTCTAGCGAATAGTTTACAAAAGCAGTCATTGACATATAGCTCGGCTTTTCAGCTAAACAATACTGCATCACTTTGGGTTTTATTCGTATAGCGTTTGTGGTCATTGTGTACTAGATCTGTGGTTGATTTGGGTGTAAAACGTACCAATTATGCTACATATGGTTTTAGTGTCAACTCTTAGGATTGAAATAAGTTTTATCTTTGTAAATTTGATTTACTACAATGTGTATAATTAACTTGACCCTGAAGCTCGGAGGTACTTATGCCATCGACCACTAGGATAAAAGAGATTCAAAAAAGTCTTAGGACTTGTTGCGTTGATCCTTTTGAAATTGCAGCAGAAGCAATCGAGCGAGGCGACCGTTTAGCTCTTGAGGTACAAAGATTAGAAAAGCTTTTATCTGATCAATCTTTATCTGCTAACGCTTGATCAATTAAGTTTCTAACGACTTCACTATTTGATATTCCTGCTGACATAGCCATTGAAGAAATTGTATTTTTTACTTCTGGTGTGACGCTAGTTTGCAGGATTTCGCTCCAAAGTTCTGAACCTCTTGCTTTGTTAGACATAATAAGTTCCTGTTAATCTTAATAATATAATAAAAAACCTGAAAAGCTATTGCCTCTCAGGTTTTGGTGTTTTGTTTAGTAGTTCAAGCCTACTGTGTGTTTAGTGCAGCTCCAAATAAGGTTTTCTTTTTTGGCTGTTTTGATGAGTTTCTTTTTCTCATCTTCTGAATAAGCGTATTCATCCCATTTGTTAGTTGTGATGAACCAGTAGTTACTTGGATTTTCTTCCGCATATTTTTCCTCTTTTGCTTGGATGTCAAGTTGTTCGAGGTGGCGGTTTAAATCTGATTCAACTGGGCAAGACATTGTGGTTGATGTGTAACTGATTTAATCTTAATAACATTAGTGCATAATGTCAATAAGAATAATTGATTATTACAAGGCAAAAAAAAGAGCCTTGCGGCTCCTTGTTTATTTTGTGTAGAAAGCGACAACTTTGTCATCCCTTTTTGCTACTTTGGCTTTGTTTGGTGAAACAAATCCTTTTGTTTCTAGTGCGGTTAATGGAGCTACATGATCTGGGTTTTTGTGATCAATGAGTCCTAAGTATTCTTCAACGGTGAAGTTTTTAACAAGAAAGTTAATCCAAGTTTTGTAAGGCTTGCGACCATACTTGAAACGTGCAATAAAGTCTCTGTTGTCTCCGTAGGTAAGAAACATTCCATCCCATACAAATTTTTCTTTTTGGAAAGAGTGTTGGGCTGTGACTAAAGTCATTTTGTAAGCGTGGTTGATTACAGTTTAATCTTAATAAGATTATTGTAATTTGTCAACTGCTCAATATTTGGGGCTTGATCTAATAGTGGCAGTGAAGAACCTCAACCACGGGATTCTTCCAATCAGCAAGCCCCGTTCTTATTCTAATTGAGATTAGAAGAATTTCCAATAATCCTTATTAATCCCATTTTTTTATTTGTTGGATTAAATCATAATATTGAGATTTTAATTCAATATATTTGCTAAGGGCTAATTCTTTTTCAATGGGATCTCCATCTGGAGTATTGACCCATTTTTTTCTTTGTTCATCACAGGCTGCTTTTTTAAGTAAAGCATTGAATTTGATTGTTTTTAAATCGTTGTTCATTTGTAAAAAAAAAGCCCCTTTCGGGGCTGTGTAGTTAGAAAAGAATTGCGGCTGTTGCTAGCCCTGCGGTAATAGCAAATAGAACGGTTACTTCCTGTTCTAAATTTTTAACCCTACGGCTTAACCCTTCGTTTGTTGCTTTTAAAGTTTGGTTCTTGTTGTAAAGAACTGCTCTTGTTCCAGCGTTAGAAGGAATTTTGACGGTGGTTGATGTCATGGGATAAATCCATTTGTGGTTGACTTGCTAATCTTACTAAGATTAATTGATAATGTCAATAAGATTAATACTATTTTTGAGACTCACAAGCAAGTTGGATTTTGTTGACCTCGCAATCGTGCTTAGTCATGTCTGAAAGGGATGAATTAACACCCCAGAAAAGAACTGCTCCGAATGCAGCAAATAATAAAAATCTCATTGGTTTGTGGTTGATAGCTATCTAATCTTAATAACATTATTTATTAATGTCAATAACATTACTTGGTTCTTTGAACTCGTGGTACTCATCAAACAATGCTCCATCCGCATTTGCAGCTTCTAGCCATCCTTTCGGTCTCAATTCTTCTTCTAAGCTGACTTTGTTTTGTTTTGTCAATTGGTCTAGGCTATCCATTGCCCTATGCAACCACTCCATATCTTCTTGTTTTAATCCTGCTTCTTTTAGTTCTTCATCTGTGACAGTAGAAATAATTCTTTGTATTGCTCTATATGCAACACCAGCATCATTCTTTGCGTCAGTTTCTACAGGCTCCCAACTGCCACTGCATGTTTCTTTATAAAGGCTGCCTTTTATCCATCTAATTTCTTCAGACATAATTTTTTATATAGGGGGGGTAAATGTAGGAAAAATAAAAAGCCCCCGAAGGGGCTATGTGATTAATCAATTTCTACGGTTACATTGAAAAACTTCTGGGTGTAAGTCTTCCCCGTAGCTTGACCGTCAAGTACTTCTTGCATTTCACGAAGAAATGCAGCACCAATTTCACAGTAAGAAGGACAGTTTTCAATCCAAGTCCGAATTTTGTCGTTTTTAGTTTGTGCGTTGTGCATGAATAAAGTCTTGTGTGGTTGACTTGTTAATCTTAATAAGATTATCGCTGTTAGTCAATCCCCTCATCATCCATTCTTTATGTCTAACTTGCTGTTCCCTTATCTTCTGGCAATGCTCGCACTCACATAAATATATTTCCATTACTGTTTTCTTTACTCTTGCCTTACACTAATTGCAAACTAAAGTCTGCCTATATCAATAATGCTTTTTAAATTTGTGTTAATAATATAAATATGGCTAAAAAAGGCACTAAAGCAGAAACAATTGTAAGAGCACAAAAGTTTGCTGAAATTATTGCTAATGGTGGCAGAAGGTCAGATTGTGTTCGTTATGCCTCAGAAACCTGGGGGGTGGGTGAGCGTTCTGTTGATTCCTATTTAAACTTAGCTAGAGAAAATTTAAAAAAAGATTTTGATATTCAGAGGGAGCAAATGGTTGCAGATCTTCTTGCCCAATGTTCAACGCTTCAACTTGAAGCTAGAAAAAAAGGTCAATATCATATAGCTCTTGGGGCTATTAATACAGCAGCAAAATTAGCTCATCTTTGCTCTTGAGTATCCTTTCACAATTACCAACAGGTCACGTTTTACATCCGCAAGGTTTTACTGCCTTTAATTATTCTCCAGAAGAAAAAGAAAAAAAAACCCAAGAAATGCGTGATAACATTTTTAACGGCTTATTAAATTATCAGCAAAATATTTGTAAAGACTTAGAACATAGAATTGTCGGATTTTGTGCAGGTTATGGAGCAGGTAAAACAAGAACCCTATGTGCATGGTCTACCCTTTGTGCTCTTGATAATCCCGATACGGTTGGGGCTGTTTTCGCTCCTACTGGGGCTTTGGTTCGTGATGTTTTGCAACGTGCTTTGGAGGAGTTTTGGGAGAAGCACGAAATTAAATTTGAATACAGAGCTTCCCCACTCCCTGAGTACAAATTAAATTTGCCAAATGGTGAAGTTACTGTTCTTTGCCGTTCGATGGAAAATTACAACAGGATCATTGGAGTAAATCTATCTTTTATAGGTTCAGACGAATTGGATGTAACAAAAAAAGAGGTAGGAGCTAAAGCTGTTGAAAAATTTTTAGGCAGATTAAGAGCTGGGAAAAGAAGACAATTAGGTTTGTTTTCTACTCCCGAAGGTTTTGGTACGTTCTATAATTTGTTTGTCCGAGAAGGTCACAAGGAAGATCGAGCACTCTTTAAAGCTCGAACGGCTGATAATCCTTACTTGCCGCCTGACTTTCTACAAGCATTACTTGAAAACTATCCAGCTTCTTTAGTTAAAGCCTATACAGAAGGCGAATTTTGCAATCTTCAAACCTCAAATGTCTACTGTCGGTTTGATCGAGCAAAGCATGTAACTGAAGAAATGCCCGACCACTCAGAAGAAATTATTAGGGTTGGTTGTGATTTTAATGTTGGTAACTGCAATGCAGCTATCGGGGTAATCAGCAAAGGACATCTATACATTTTTGATGAGATAGGTGGAGCACATGACACAGACTCAATGGCTGACCAATTGCGAAACAAATTTCCACACAGTACGATTTACGCATATCCAGACGCTTCAGGTGGAAACAGATCAACAAATGCTGCGAAAACCGACATCCAAATTTTGCAGCAAAGAAAAATTGTCAACTTGTCAGGTGCAAGCAATCCTTACGTCAGGGATAGAGTTGCAGCAGTACAAGCAATGCTCTGCAATGGGAAAAATGAAGTAAGACTACATATTCACCCACGTTGTAAAAAAGTTATTGAGTCCTTAGAGCTTCAAGCGTATGCAGAAGATGGCACACCAGAAAAGCACACTGGGCTTGATCATATGGCTGACAGCCTTGGTTATCTTATTTGGAAAGAGTTCAATCCGTTACACATGAATTCAGGTAGAGGTACAGGAATTAGGATTTATTAAAACTCTTGTTTAAACTGTCTACATAACTTAAGAGGTCATTGTGTATAGCGGAACTAATTTTTATAAAAAAGAAAAAGCTGGTGTAGTTACAGATATAAATGATCCTAATTCTGCTTGGCAAAATATGGAGGCACATTGGCCTTTAATAGAAGATTTGCTGGGTGGTACTTATGAAATGAGAAGGAAACACAGAAGATATTTACCACAAGAACCCAGAGAGTTGGATCAAGCCTATGACAACAGGCTCAGTAGATCCGTTTGTGCACCTTTTTACCAGAGACTTGAAAGAATGTTGGCTGGAATGCTAACTAGAAAACCAGTTAGATTAAATGACACTCCAGACATAATTAGAGAGCAGCTATTTGACGTTGATCTGCAAGGTAATAATTTAGATATTTGGACTTATGAAACTGCAAGAAAAGTAATTAGGTATGGACATTGCGGCGTTTTAATTGACGCTCCTTCTGATGCAAATGGCAGACCCTATTGGGTTACATATACACCCAGAGACATACTTGGTTGGAGAACAGAAATAATTGATGGCACTCAAAAACTTACACAACTAAGACTTCTTGAAAAAGTAATTGAGCCTGATGGCGATTATGGAGAGAAAACTGTAGAGCAAGTAAGACTTTTAACTCCTGGTGCTTTTGAAATACATAGAAGAGATGATGGTGGAGATTTTCGTCTTTTTGATGAAGGTAATACAACTATTTCTGATATTCCTTTTTCTGTTGCCTATTCAAACAGAATAAACTTTATGGAATCACGCCCACCGATGGAAGATATAGCAGAATTAAATTTAAAGGCTTATCAATGTAGTTCTGACCTTAGTAATCAATTGCATATAAGTAGTGTCCCAATGTTGGCATTTTTTGGTTTCCCTCAAACTTCAGAGGAAGTTTCTGCTGGCCCAGGTGAAGCGATAGCTTTTCCTGCTGAAGGTAGAGCAGAATATATAGAACCTAGTGGAACAAGTTTTAATGCTCAATATCAACAATTAGACAGAATAGAAAAACAAATAAATGAGCTTGGATTAGCGGCGGTATTAGGTCAAAAGTTGGTCGGAGAAACTAGTGAAGCCAAACGAATTGATCGCTCTCAAGGTGATAGCACCATGACGGTAGTAGCTCAACAGATGCAAGATATGATTGATAATTGTTTAGTTTTTCATGCTCAATATTTAGGAAGTAAAGCTTCAGGGAGTTGTTTTGTTAATCGTGATTTCTTGGGCATACGTTTAGAGCCTCAAGAGATTCAAAGTCTCTTGCAACTTTATACGGCGGGAACAATTACACAAGAAACTTTATTAAAGCAACTACATGAGGGTGAAGTTCTTGGAGATGATTTTGACGTAGAAGAGGAACTTGAATCTACGCAACAAGCTTCTTTAGTAGAAGTAGATCAACCTTTAGAAGAGGCAGAAGAAACAGAACCTGAAGAATTAGCAGAGCTAGAAGACGAAAACGACCAAGTCGAATAAATGGCAAAAATTGTTCCTGTCGGTGATGGAATACCGCCTGAGTTTTATCGCAATGCGATAGATCTAAATCGGTTTAGTAATAGCGTTTCTAAGAAGCTGGTTACTTCATATAACAACGTGATGCTAAAAGCTGTTGAGAAATTAAAAATTATTGAAGGGCAACCATTGAATGAAAGACCTGCATATAAGACTGCAAGATTAAGAGCCTTAATAAAACAAACAAAGCAAAGTTTAAATTCGTGGGCTAATGGAAGTGTTGATGATTTAATTGTTGAATTGGAAGGTGTTGCAAAAGTCCAAGCAGGATTTGTTGAGAGTCAATTAAAAAAATCAATTCCTAAAGGCATGGCTATGAAAATAACAGATCAAATTGGCTACTCTGTTAAATCTGTTGCTGTAAGTCCATCTTTTGCTAAATCTGTTGTAACAACTGACCCAACAGCTATAAATCTTGCTGTTTTACAAAGTGATTTAGCAGGTATTACTAAAGATAAGAAAGCAAGGACAAAAGGAACTTTTAAATTAACTGCCAAGCAAGGCCAAACTATAACTTTACCTAATGGCAACACAGTTAAAAAATCATTTTTAGGAATTGCACAGGCAGAAGCAAAGCGATTGAATCAAGTGGTTAGAAGTGGGCTTTTATCTGGTGACACGACTCCTGAAATCGTTAAAGAATTAGTTGGAAATTTAAAAAAAGATCAAAAAGGAAGTTTAAGCCAGTTACTTGCACAAGGAGGAGCTGCAACTAAAAGTGCAAATAATCAGGTAATAACAATTGTTAGAACAACAGTTAACCAAGTAACAAACACAGCAAGTCAATCTGTTTACAAAGCTAATCCTGATGTAACTGAAGAATATAGATACATTGCAACTCTTGACTCAAGAACTACTCCTGTTTGCAGAGATTTAGACGGTCAAGTTTTTAAATACAATCAGGGGCCAGTACCGCCTCAACATTTTGGGTGCAGGTCAACAACTGTAGCTGTTGTTAACTATAAAAAATATGGTTTTACACCTCCTCCTGCTGGGAAAAGAGCAAGCGTTGGTGGGCCTGTCCCTGCAAATACAACTTATGGAAAATGGTTATATGGTGAACGTGCAAAAGGGTCGAAGTTTAAGCCTGGAGCAGAGCAAATTGCAGCATTAGGGGAACAAAAGGCCAAATACTTTAATCGTCTTGCTAATAAATATGGCCCTGATCAAGCACTCAAGAAATTAATTAGAGAAGACAATACTGAGGTTTCTTTAGCTCAGTTGCAAAAGAGATATGGAAAACCAGAAGACATAAAAGCAAAAGTAATAAAGAAAAAAGCAGCAGCTCCAAAAGTAACTACACCTCCTGTAAAGCCTAAGACAGCAGGATTTGAAAAAAGATTAGTAGATTCAAACCCAGAAGATTTAATTAAAAAAGGACAAGAGCTTTTAGATGAAGTGGGGGGTTTGGATTACAAGGTAGTTGAAAGTTTGCATCGTAGATTCCAGTTGGTTAGGAAAGCAGATCCGACAAGATTTAAAAAAGCTATGGACATTTATATAAAAGGAGCAGACAAATTTGAAAAGAAAATGGAAAAAGTTAGGCAAT